GATTGCTACGCCGCACTGGTGGAGCTGCGCAGGGCGGGGCGGTACGCCGAGGCGGTGGAGCTGATGCGCGGGGCTGTGGAGGCAGAGTCAAGCGGACTTTGCGACGACGATGAGTAAGTACATCGCCTCCATCCCGCTGGGGGACATCGAGCGCATCCAGATATACGTCAACAAGTCGGCCAAGACCCTGGCCGAGATCAAGGCGGAGACCGGGGCTGACTATCTGATCAACGGCGGACTGTACCAGGGGGCCCAGGCGGTATGCCACCTCCGGGCGGACGGGCGGACCTATGCTAAGGACCCGTATACCTACTGGGGCTATGCCTGGGACACAGGGCCGGACATCACCCTGCGCTCTGTCCCTGCGGCGGAACGGCGGAGTTACATCTGCTGCGTGTGTTTGCTGCGGGGCGGAAAAGCCGAAACACTGATCTATAACCGGGATGTGGGGGGCAGCAGGCCCAGGACAGCCATGGGGATTATGGATGGGGCGCTGTGCCTCTACTGCACCAACAGCGGGCGGACTCCGGAGGAACTCCAGGCCGAGCTACTGGCCCTGGGGTGGGAGAGCGCTCTCATGCTGGACGGCGGCGGCTCCTCTCAGTGCGATCTGGCGGGGAAGCGGATTGTCAGCAACCGGAAGGTACACAACCTCATCTTGGTCTATACAAAAAAGGGGGCCCCATCCAAGCCCGACGACAGCGATAAGGAGGACAAGCCTGTGGACGACATCACCCAGGCCGTTATGACCAACAGCGACTGCTACAAGGCCGGGAGGACCATCACCCCCAAGGGGATCATGGTACACTCAACCGCCACCCCGGGGGCGGACGCCCAGACCATCCGGTCCGCCTGGGACCGGTCAGGCGCAGAGGCTGCGGTCCACTACACCATCGACGACCAGCGCACGCTCCAGACCCTGCCGGACACCTGCCGGGCATGGCACTGCGGCGGGGCGGCCAACAACACCCACCTGAGCATGGAGATTTGTGAGCCCCAGGAGTGCCGCCTGATCCCCGCCGAGTGGATTGCCCTCAAACGGGGGTCCTCTGGCTGGGCTGTCCAGCGCCTCCAGATGGAGCTCCAGGCCAGAGGATACGACCCTAAGGGGGTGGACGGCTCTTTCGGGCCCGGCTGCGACGCGGCATTGAGGGCCTGCCAAAAGGACCTGGGACTCACGGCGGACGGGTCCTGCGGACCGGCCACCCTCGCCAAGCTGGCAAGTCGCCAGGGCTCGTACCTGGCGTACAACCCCCAGGATACCGCCGCATATTTTGAGGCCGTGTGGAGCCGCGCCGTGGCCCTGTGCGTCCAGCTTTGCAAGACCTATGGCCTAAGCCAATCGGATATCCTGTGCCACTCGGAGGGCTATGCCAAGGGCATCGCCTCCAACCACGCGGACGTGATGCACTGGTGGCCTTACCACAGTAAGACCATGGATATGTTCCGGGCGGCGGTATGGCGACAGACCCCGGTGCAGTCGCCGGGCTACCGGGCCCAGGTACAGGCGCGCTTCGGGCTGGCCGAGGAGACCATGGACTACCTGGAGGCGTACCGATACGGCGCGGACCTGCTGCAAAAGCTGGCCGCGGCAAACTAGGAGAGGAGTACTTATCATGACCAACAAGATCAGCGCGGGCACGATTGCCCGGACCGTTGTACTGCTGCTGGCCCTGGTCAACCAGGTGCTGAGCATGCTGGGCGTCCAGACCATCCCCATCGCGGACGAGGACGTCAACACCCTCATCGCCACCGGCTGGACCATCGCCGCCTCCCTGGCGGCGTGGTGGAAGAACAACAGCTTTACACAGGCCGCCCTTGCGGGGGACGCCCTGAAGGACGAAATCAGGGCCAGGGAGGAGTAAGCCATGGCGGAGGACATCGCGGTCAAGGTGGCCGAAATCGAGCAGCGGAGCAAATCGAACACCCACCGGCTGGACAAGGTGGAGGAGCGACAGGACAACCTGGACAAACTGGTGTCATCCGTGGAGGTGTTGGCGACACGGCAGAAGACGGTGGAGACCGACGTGAAGGAGATCAAGACCGACGTGAAGGCCCTCACCGAGAAGCCCGCCAAGCGCTGGGACGGTATCGTGGACAAGCTCATTTGGCTGGCCGTCTCCGGGGCGCTGGGGTTCATCGCGGCGCAGATGATAAGTTGAGCAGAAAAGGGGCCCCAGCAAGGGCGCGCGCCCTTGCTGGGGAGAGGACGAGCTTCGGAGTGAATGAGCCCCGCCCGAAAGGGCGGGGCGAACGATACGGAGAAAGCGAGGACGAGACGATATGGCAAGTATCCGGGAAGTGATCGAACGGGTGGACCGGGCGGTGGAGAACGCCTGGGAGGAAGAGGAGAAGGCCAGATGGCTCATAGAACTGGACGGGAAACTCTACCGTGAAGTGATGGAAGAGCAGGGGGAGAAACCGCCGGAGTCCTGGCCGGAGGACGGAGACAAGCCCCTGATGGTCCCGGCTACATACGACAATCTTTACGACCTGTATCTCTGCGCCATGATGGACTTTCACAACCGCGAGTGGGACCAGTACGCCAATTCTCAGGCTATGGCGGAGGCCGCCATAGGGGAGTGGAAGCGGGCTTATCGGAGAGGCCATATGCCGCAGCGCGACGGGTACTATAAAAATCTGATGTGATGAGAAACGCGGAGAAGCCGGAGCAGGGAGGCAGTGAGGCCCGCAGACGAAAAAGCAGTTGCGCGAAGCGCAAGGTGTTTTTCGCGGAGGGACGAGCAGCCGAGCGCGGCGGAGGCTTCGGAGCGTGACAGCGCGGAGCGCCCGGGAGCAGGACGCGTGACAGAAAGGCGTGAGGTTTATGCAGTTGCCAAAGGTGCCGGTGACAAAGGGGAGGACGGAGCGGGATATCATCGTCTTCGGCGGACTGGACTGGCGGCAGGAACCGGACGAGGGGACCCTGGCGGACAGCCGGGGACTCTCCGCCGGGCGCTACCCGGCCCTGGGCCAACGGGGAGGACGTGGGGTATACGGAACCTACCTGGACCCAACGGCGATCTTCGCGCGGGAAAAGCTGTGCGTGGTGGACGGGACGGACTTTCTCTACGATGGAGAAAAGGTGGGTACGGTCATACCGGGGGCCAAGGAGATGTCCGTGGTCAATACCAAACTGTGCATTTTCCCTGATAAGCGGTACTTTGACCTGGAGAGCAGGGAATTTGGGGAGCTGGAGGCGTCTCTCACCGCTTTGGAGCACTCCGCCGTCTTTACGGAAAATACCTTGCAGTTCAGCCCAAACCCAAAGATGGACGAGGTGACGGAACGTTACGGCCGGAACTACTCCTCCCCCTACCGGATCAAGCTGCGGTACTATGACAGCGCCCCTGTCTGGCAAAACGGGGCCTGGGTGAAGGGGACGGCTCAGGAGGCGCAGGGAACGGCCATTGCCGGCGAGAACGCGCCGGACAAGCTGAAGGGGAAGTACATCATCCCCAGTGTGAACGAGTATGGAAACTACTATCTGCCGCTCCAGTTCTCCACGGATCCATACGAGCCGGAGAACCAGAATGGCGTATACGGGGTCATCACGGCCACCAGCTACGAGGCGGGAGAAAACGCGGAGTACTGGGAGGTGACGGCCCAGCTCTACGATGGGGCCAGCAGCAACGTGCTGTTCACCGCGGTATTCAAAAAGGGGGACGGCATAGAGATCACCGGATGCACGACGCTGAAAGGGAACAACAAGTCCGCGGTCATCCGCGAGGTGTCCGACACCACGCTCACGTTTGACAGCGGCATTTTTTCCTCCGGCAGCGAGGCGGGGACGGTGACGGTAAAGCGGCCTGTGCCGGATCTGGAGTATATCTGTGAAGTGGACAACCGCCTGTGGGGCTGCTGTGGGACGACCATTTATGCCTCGGCTCTGGGGGACCCTGGGAATTTCTACGTCTATGACGGGCTGTCCACCGACGGCTACGCCGTGGCTGTCGGGACGGAGGGGCCCTTTACCGGGTGCATCGGCTATTCTTCCGGGGCGCTGTTTTTCAAGGAAAACTGCGTGCACAAGCTGTTGGGCACAAGCCCTAAAAACTACCAGATGAATACGCTGCGCTTCTGGGGCGTGCAGAAGGGCAGCCACAGGTCCCTGTGCACGGTCAACGAAGTGCTGTACTACAAAGGCGTGACGGGGGTATTCGCCTATACCGGCGGGACGCCGGTATGTATTTCCGAGTGCTTTGGGAACCGGCGCTTTGCGCAGGCGGCGGGGGGCAGCGACGGGGCGCGGTATTATCTCTCCATGATGGATGAGGAGGGAAACTGGGGCTTCTTTTCCTATGATATCCAGAGCGGTGTGTGGCTGCGGGAGGACGAGACCCACGCCATACAGTTCGCCACGGTGGATGGAAAGGCGCACTACCTGGCGGGAGACACGGTGTTTCTCTGCGGAGAGGGGGACTTCTCCGGGGTGTGGAGCGCCCGGCTCAACCCGCTTACCGAGCAGGCGCTGGGGAAGAAGCGGTATACCCGCCTGACGCTGCGCCTGGAGCTGGAAGAAGGGGCCTGGGTACGGGTGGAGACTAGAACCGACGGCGGGCAATGGCGGCAGGTCTGGCTCTCGCCGGCGGGACGCCGTAGGGTGTTCGCAGTGCCTCTGCGGCCCACACGCTGCGACAGGATGGAGCTCCGGCTTTCCGGCGAGGGTGTGTGCATCGTGAGGACCTTGGAGCGGAGCTTCGATGTGGGAGAAGCGCGAGGATAGGCGCATAGGGAGAATAAGACGGCATGGAAACCGGGGCAAAGCCCAGAGAAATGGGTTTGCCCCGGAGAGGAGGAGCAAGGGAGCGCGGCGAAGCCTGACCGTAAGGTCGGGATGAGCAGAGCAGACTTTGCGACGACGAGGGGGAAAGGCAGATGAACGTTTACACCAAGCGCCTGGGCGCGGCGGAGCGGGGCGTATCCAGTGAGCTGGCGGCCTTCCTGAACTACCTCCAGGAGACCACAGATTATCAGCTGGGGCAGTTGTCCGCCGGGCTGGAGGCCAGGGGGGAGGACGGGGCGGCCCAGCAGGCATCTCTGGAGGCCCTATCCACTGCATTGGAAGTGGAACGGCAGGCGCTGGCGGCCCTGACGGAACGCGTGAGCACGATGGAGACAGCTATGGCGGCGCTGACAAAAAGAGTGAGCACGACGGAAAGCGGGATCGAAGACCTGGAGGACCAGGTGAGGGACCTGGAGCGGGCATAAGAAAGAGGGGTCAAAGATGGCGTATCCTACCAATTGGAAACGAAAAGAGGAAGAATCTGCCTCCGGGGGCAAATACCATGCGCTGGACAGCAGCGGGAACAACTATGCAGGCCTCTCCGGCATGGACGAGCTGAGCCAGGCGGCGCTGGAGGCGGCGCAGTCGTCCTGGCAGAGCGCAAACAAGGCGGGGGATCAGGAGGGGATGGACGCGGCCCACCAGCAGGCGGAGAGCATCCGGAGCAAGTACGGCTATTCCGGCGGGGCGGACGGGTCCCAGTACCTGCCCACCGGCAGCGGAACAAAGCAGGCGGCGTTCTCCTACGAGAGCGCGCCGTCTTATACCAGCAGGTATCAGAACCAGATTGACGAGCTGACGTCGGCCATTCTGAACCGGGAGGCATTCTCCTACGACCCGGAGACAGACCCACTGTACGACCAGTACAAGGAGCAGTACACGCGGGAGGGGCAGCGGGCCATGCAGGACGCGCTGGGGGAGGTATCGGCCCGGACAGGGGGCCTCGCCAGCTCCTACGCCACGACCGCGGCGGCGCAGGCCAACAACTACTACATGGCCCAGCTCGCAGACAAGATCCCGGAGCTCTACCAGCTTGCCTATTCCATGTATATGGACGAGGGGGACCGGCTGCGCTCTGACCTGGCGATGCTGCAAGGCATGGAGAGCGGCGACTATGGGCGGTATCAGGACCGGCTGGGCCAGTACAATACGGACCGGAGCTTCGCCTACGGGCTGAACCGGGACCAGGTGGCCGATCAGAGATACGCCCAGGAGTGGAACTACCAGGTGGGGCGGGATCAGCGCAGCGACCAGCGGTATGACCGGGAGTACGCCGACAGCCGGTCGGACACGGCGTGGGAGAAGGAGCGCTACGCAAACGAGACGGCGTACGACCAGGCCCTTGCCAAGGGCCAGACGCTGGCGGCGGGAGGGAACTTCTCCGGGTATAAGGCCCTGGGCTACACAGACGAGGAGATTGCAAGCCTCAAAAGCGCCTACGACCGGGAGATGGCTGCTGAGATGCTGGCCCGGCGTTCCGGGGGGAGCAGCAGCGGCAGCGGCGGGAACAGTACCGGCGGGAAGGACAAGCCGAGCATGACGCTGGCGCAGGCAGAGAAGGCCATAGAGAACGGCGCGGTGACGGACGCGGTCCGTTACGCCTATGACTACTATATGGGAGAGGGCGCTTATGAGCAGTTCTACGGAGCAGGCACGGCGGAGAATGAAAATGCTGCTGTAGTGGATATGGACTCTGTGCTTGCGCTCGGATACGGCGCGATCAGCGCCGACCGGCTGGCCGACCTGGAGGATGCCGGGGAAATCGAGAGCTACGAAGAGAACGGGAAGATCAAATTCCGGAAGACGCGAAACAGAACGGGCATGATCGGAGGGACTGCTCTTGGCTTCTGACAACTTTACCGCGGCCTATCTCTCACGCAGAAAAAAGGAGAACGACGCCCAGAACAAAAGTGCGCCTAAGGCGAAATTGAGCCAGACACAAAGCGCCGCGCCGGCCAAAATGGCGGCAGTCGGAGCGGGTACGGACGCCTTTACCGATTCCTATT